ATCTTGCTCTCGCTGCATGTTGAAGTCCCCTCCTGGGTTACGTGGAGCTGGGACCGTGCCTTCAGGGGACACCTCAGGGCCTGGTCTGGCTCCTATCAATGGTGTTTGAGGCATTAAGGCCGCGCCTTGCCCCATACCAAATCGGTCCATGCCAGCACGCCAGTAGACGGTCGCATGTGCCCAGTGATCTTCTCCATTTGATGAGTTCCATTCAAATACAGGCTGTCCTAAACGGTCTAGTTTTTGTGTACGGTACAGTGTTTTCCAGTGGTCAAAATAGGGCTTCCAATCATCCTTGGTCCCTTGTATGGGGATACGTTCAGCGGCAAACTCGTCTATGATCATCTGTAGCGTACGATTACGGTCAATTGTCACCACACCCTCTTCGTCGTTTCTGCCCCATCTGATATTCTGCATGGTCTTACGGTCCTTGCCATAGTAAGAGAGAAACACACGGCCTGGATACTTTTCTCTGAGTCTTCTAGGCTCTGTCAGGTCTGGCAGGGCGTCACAGACAAGGATAGAGCCTTTGAATCTATGTAGCAGAGCCTCGATCTCCCGCCAATCATCAGCGACACCGTGGTAGAAGATGCCCTGTGAGTTGCCTAAGACATAGTGTTTTTTTAAGCCTGAGTCTGCTCCTATTACTACATTCTCTTGTTCATTGATTGTCTGAGTCAGGTTCTTGTTTAAGATGTCTGGGGTTACGGTGTTCCCCTCCCCAATGTAGGGGAGGCCCAAGACAAAGTTACAGAAATACTCCATGGACTTTGTCTCGTAGTAGCCCAGGATATCATCAGCCGTGATCCATGGTGCCATCAAGAGAGAAATCCAATATCCCGTAAATTCTCTTCCTGGGTATTTGGCGACCCATTCCCCAATTCGTCTGTCTTCTTCGCTGAGGGGTCGTTTGCAATGTTTGCAGACAAAGATTCTCCGTTCCTGGTCGATGTTTTCTGGCCAGGAGAGGTATTGTTTCTTGCCGCATTGAGTATGTCTAATAAACCAGTGATGCTGTGTGGATCGACCCCAATATATAGATGTCCCGTTACCTTCGACAGAGGGATTCGAAAAATGCCACTCCCATCGGTGCTTGGAGTGTTGTAATCTGGACGCGTACTGTGCGATGACATCTTGCTTTGAGCGATCCTCTTCATCATGGATGTTAAGGTCTGATGCGACCATGAGCGCAGCTTTTTCAGTAAATGTCCCACGGTAGTATATAACATTATCCCCGACACGTTTCTGTTCTACCGTGTCGCGGTCTTTGACATAATCTTGGAATATGGGGTTCTGCGCGACAATACGGTTTACCTTACCGCCTGAGAAGTCTGCAATGTCTGACGCAGTAGGTAAGGTGTAAATGATGTCAAAGCCTCTGTTCTTGGCAAGCCAGAAGCTTTTGATGATGGCGAGCGTCGTGAAGCCGATCTGTGCGGCTTTGAGTATAACCTGTTTTGGAGAAAAGTCGGCGTAAATATCATATAAGTAGAGATGATCTTTGAAATCTAGTTTAAGACCCTGTTCATTCTTGATTGCGTGAAGTTCCAGGAACAGGTTTATGTCCATCTGAGAGAGCTGTTGTATCTCCCTCCTCGATAGTTTCAGCTTCGATATACTGTTGTTTGAGCCCGTCATTGAGTTCTTTTCTTAGGTTTTCAAGACGTTCTATGGCATCAGGATCAAATGTATGTGATATCTCACCTGAAACATGTATCTCGTGAATTGATCCGAACTCATCCCGTTTCTTCTTTTCAAGGTATTTGAGAGCGAGGTTAGCATCGTTCTCTATCTCTGTTACCACCTTGCGTCTGGCTTTCAGGGTCGGCCTAGTCTGTAAGCTCTCTATCTCATCCTTGAACTCAGGATTCTCTCTAATATATGTGTAAATGGTAGGAGGTGTGATACCTGCGTATTCACATGCTTCTTTGTGTGATGCTCCAAGCTTGTAGGCTTCACGTAAACGAGCAAGTGTGGGTTTAGTCATCACCGTGTGTCGACCCCTTGTTTCTACTGAAGGTTTCACTTGCTTACGCTGAAACGTCCCTTTTTGATTGACTCCATTACTTGTGTTGTTTCTATCCATAGATCGCGTTTCTTGCGTTGATTGTCTTCATGATGCTTACTGAGTTTAGCCACAGAGCCTTTACCGTAACACTGTTCATAAATACGTGACGTTGTACCTGTCTCTTGAGCAAAGGCTCTTGCATGGTCTTTAAGATACTGCACCTCGTCTATACGTCCATTGACCTTATTGTAACTGACTTTCTTGTTGCAGAATACACAGCGTTCAATCTGAATCTCATCGTTTGATAATATCACGTCAAAGTCACAGTATTTGTTCTTGGGACAATGGGAATTATCAGTCATATCCTAGTTCACGTTTGACACGATTGTACTCCTTTTCATGATTACCTTTGATAATAAGAGATGCTAGAGGTTGTCTTAATGAGACACCAGATTCTTGACGTGCTTTATGACCTTTCGCGGCTATCTGGCGTACCATCTCCATTCTAATGAGAATGTCTTTAGTTTCTTCAGGTGTATTTGGGTCAATGTTCATAAAACCTCTCGATGAGTACATTTGCAGCATTCTCTATAGTTACCCTCGTAATAAACATCATTTGTCTTTGTAGTGTGTAACCCCTTACGGCAAAAGCAGTGCTTGCAATCAACATAGTCTTTTGGCGGTGCTGTTTTACCTATCATCATAAATGCTCACTTAAAGGCGTCTCCTCTCCACTCTCTTTATTAGCCTCCAATTGCTCCTCTATGGACTGCATCTGGGGTTCTGGGGGTTCAATGATACTGCCTTGGAATGCGGGTAACAGCGCATGTGCCAGATCTGCTACTTCAGGTATGTCACGGTATCTGGTAACTGTAACCAGCCAAAGCAAAAGAATGGCTTTGGTTAGCAGGATGCCTGTGATGATGCCTAGGATGAAGGTCATAACTGGCTAAGACGTTGAAGTACGTCTGATGCAGAATGACCATCAAACTCGCAAGGTGACTTATCAAAAGTATTATGCTCTTCAATAAAGTTTGTCTCTTCCCATCTGTCGAGTGGAAGGTGATAAGTGATTTGTTCACCCTTTGAGACACCTATACCAAGGACGAACCAACCCTCAAATTCTGATCCGTCATGGTGTTTCCTGCTGCGCCAGCAATCAAAACTTCGTCCATGATGTGAACGACACAGCGCGATATAGAGCGTGATACGGTGCTCATAGAGTTCATCAAATGTGTGGTAACCATCTGAAACTTTTACTTCATCTGTCTTTATCTCTATTGTCGGTTTATTCATATCATCTCCTTAATCCCCACGTCCTCTATGCGCTCTGCGACGTGCGCTAGAGTAAGGGCCTGGGGTTTAGTCATATTGGCTCTATACTCGCGTACAGCGTATCTGAGGGCACTGGCGGTCTTGATAGGTCCCAGGCGACCTACACCATACGCTTTACGCATGGCTTCATCAAGCTCTTGTGCGCTGAACTTACCAGAGCACTTGTAATCAAAGTCACGAAATGGCGCAACTTGGGTTAATTTGCGTTCTGCGTCGTCTAAGGTATCTGATGTAATGACTTGTACCTCAAGGTCTTCATCCATAGGTATATCTGACGACATAGGACGCACGATAAAGAAGTACAGGGACGGGGAGGGCATTTGATCTATAGGCTGTCTCTCAACCCCCACCACAAGGGTGAGGATACGGCTTGTTTACCCCATCTTTCGATGAGGGTTGAGAGGGTGATGAAGCTTCAAGCGGAGCTACCGCCCTGCGAACGAATCGCCATTACCTACTTAACACGTACCACAATACAAAACAGAGGGTCAATGCCCTCTGTGATGTGTGTTATGCCTTTTGAATTGATCCACTACATGCTGGAAATGCACACTTCTTGCCCTTTATTTCATTTTCATTGTATATGAATCCACATTTTGAACATTTCATAGGCTTATGACAGTGCTTTGTCAGTAATGGTAAAGCCTGCGATTGCAAGGCTACCTCCGACAAGGTTCTGATGACATGATGTGGACTGTGAGTAACGAGCTGAGTTACTATCAGCTGTCTTTAAACCAGTTCTAATGGCAATTGGGAAGTGGTAACCGTATGAGTAGATC